CCTTGAAAGACTTGTTCCGGCCATCAAGGGAGCCAGCGATCCAATGGCTGAGCTTGCCAGGCTATTCGAGGGAAGCGCAGAAAAAGCAGCCCAACTAGATCCTTACCAGAGATTCCAGGTAGCAATTGGTGAAGTCTCTGAGTCCGTTGGTAATTCCCTACTTCCAGCTTTGGGATACCTAGCTGACTGGTTTGTAGATGTGCAGCCCGACATTCAAAGATTCCTCGATGGACTTGTTGGAGCTCTAAAGAATAAAGAAGTCGATAACGCAATCAAGGGAATGCAAGGAGCTCTAGGAAACTTAGGTCTGACTATTGGAACGCTGTTTGGATCTACAGAAACCGACCAGGCCAAGGGCTTTCAAAACTTCTGGATAACTCTAGCCAAAATTATTGAAACAGTAGCTAACCTATTGTCGGGTTTGGGTGCTCCAATTGCAGCTGCATTTGGAAATACAAAGCCTTTGGAAAACTACCTTGATTCTCTTCTAGGTGGAGCTGTAAACATTGTTACAGGTAAAGACCCCTTCGCTAAGCCAGCTCCGGTCGTTCCTGGTCGAGTTAGCACTCCATCGCAAGCTGTCACAATCAACATAAATAAGGGCAACGTCACAGCTAAAGAAATTGCCAACGCAGTAAACAAGGGAACCAAAGTCGGAGGAGCCCCGATTCTAACCGGCACAGCTCTCAGGAATGCTATTAGAAATTGATAAGCAACTTTAGCCTTCAGGACAATCTAATTGTCGAGTTCTTACTTCCGGATGAGGATGGCAATAGCTTTATTCTTGGAATAAGCACTCTTGGATCAGATGACGTATTGGGTGGATACGGCGAGTTTGTTTTAGGAATCTCTTTACTTGGTGGAGAAGATGTTTTGGCCCCAAGCTCAGGGCTCAAGTGGCAGGACGTTGGATGCGAAACCTCGAACGCAGTTCTTTCAATCGGTGGCTCAATCAATGACGCAATTTACTTCCAGCCCGAGCCAGCCACGGCAAACCTAACTCTCCAAAGCTATGAACTAGACCCAACTGTAAACAAGAACATCCGGGCTAATACAAAGATTAGAGTTCGACTAGATTCTCCCGAGATTGACCGCGTTCTGTTTGTTGGATACATAGACACTATTGACGTGACTTATTATCCTCTTGGGCCAAACCTGATTCGCATTACGGCTTATGACATTTACAAGTCTTTGGTAAACCTGAGAATCACAGATTGGGACACCACAGCTTTACCGGCCGGCTATGCGACTACAGATGAAGTATTTGAGCTAATCGCCCTTGAAACCGGTGTTGGCTTATCCTCCAGTTCTTTACCAACTGTGGGACGCATCCCAGCTGTCCAGATTGACAACGTTCTGGTTCCAGATGTAATCAACGACGCAATCGATGTTGGACTGGCGATCGTTTGGATTGACCAGGAGACCGAAGAGCTTACCGTTATTCCTAGGCCAACATCCTCAAGTGGAACCTCAACAACTTACGTTGTAGGCAATAACCACTCTTCAGACCCTTATCATTTATGCCTAGCTGAGATAAACGTAGCTTCAGATGCGGATGCCGTTTACAACTCCCTTAAGGTGGCTTTGACTTCAGATGACACAACTTTTGTATTCCGCAAGGATCAGGATTCGATTGACCTCTATGGAGAATCAGCAATCGATGTATCAATAAACACTACTGACGCTACTGAATTAGCTAGATGGGCCACAGCTGTTTACATTCAAGCTCCCCAAAAGCTAGTAAGCCAGGTAGTTACTCCAGCCAAAGACAGGCTTGGAGATCTTACGGCTGCTGCGGTGTTTACACCGGGAACTCTCGTAGGGGTCAGCTATACTACTAACCAGTTGGACATTGTAGGATACTACACAATCATTCGCGTCAGCCATGAGATTGACGTAAACAACTGGTTCACAACTCTTGAACTATGGAAGGAAGCCTAGTGGCTTACAAAGTATTTACAAACGGAAGCGTTTTACAAGCATCTGAGGTAAACGACAACCTAATGAATCAGTCGGTCATTGTCTTTAGCAACTCAACAGCTCGAGCCTCAGCAATTACATCCCCAATCGAGGGAATGGTTACTTACCTGGAAGACACAAACACTTATCAGTTTTGGAATGGTTCAGCTTGGACCAATTTGGTCGGCGCAACGGTTGGGACAGGAAACATCATTCTCAACGGAGCTTTTGAAATAAACCAGCGGAACTACGTTTCAGCATCAAACTTAGCCTCGGGTGCTTATGGCTTTGATCGCTGGAAATCCACTTTTACCAACACGACACTTACTTTTACTTCTTCTCCACAGGGCCAGGAAGTGACAATCAACTCGGGTGGAAGCATTGAGCAAGTTGTCGAGAGAGCAAACCTACCCGCTGGAACTTACACTCTTAGCTGGACTGGGACTGCTACTGGTAGAATCTACAACACCGGAGCGACCCCGCCTTCTTACGCCGCTTCACCAATTACTGTCACACTAGACGGATTGGCAAATGTTGAGGTTGAGTTTACAGCCGCGGGGGGAACTAGGACACTGTCTAAAGTCCAACTAGAAGCAGGTTCATCAGCAACGCCGTTCCGCAGAAACGGCAACAGCGTTGAGGACGAGCTTTCCGCTTGCCAAAGGTATTACTATCGCTCCACACAAGCTTCATACGGAGCTATGTCCACAGTAGGAAGTGCTCAGTCATCTTCACAAACTGGCCATTATGTAAGACTGCCGGTGACAATGAGAGTTCCTCCTACTTCTGTAGAATTTTCTACTTTACAAAGTTTGAGTTTGGTGGGTTTTGGTCAAAGTCCGGTTACCAACATAACTTTGAATCAAGTTACAAACGACATAGCCGAATTAATAGCAACAGTATCACCCGCTTCAATGACAACCGGCCACATACATGTATTAAGAGTTAATGGATCAACAGGATTCCTTGGATTAAGCGCGGAGTTATAAAAATGAATTACAAAGAAATTGAAGTAGAAACATTTGAAAGTGTAAAAAAGCACATTGTCATAGACAACGGTGATGGAAGCTTCAAAAGCTTTCCTGCCGATGAATCAAACCCTGAGTATGTTGCTTTTCTTGCAACCACAGCAACCCCAGCTAAGGCCCCTAAAGCCAAGGCGATTGTAGAGCCAGAAGCTCCCGAAGCAGAGTAATGGCTGAGGAAACAACCGGTGTTCGAATTACTCAGAACGCAATCTACGCTAAGCAGCTCGAGCATGGTGAGACTCTTATCAAGATTCTGGAGAAGCTAGATCATCTGGATGACGTGCCAGACAGATTGAGAGAAGTCGAATTGACTTTAGCTCGACTTGCCTGGATCGAGAAGATTGCTTACACCGGACTTTCAGCTGCACTTGTTTCAATCATCGGACTAATAATTAGCTTAGGAGCTAAGTAATGAGCGAGCCAAATAACTTTACAATTGACGCTGGTGCAAGGTTTGTGAAAACTTTTGTTTACGAAAACCCGAATGGCTCAGTTGTAAACTTGACCGGATACACAGCAACGATGCAGGTCAGAAAATCAACCTTCGGGCCTCTGATAATTTCTGCAACCCCAACAATAAACTCTTCAACTTACCTCATTACTTTGACCCTCACCCCAGAGCAAACCATTCTTCTTCGAGACTCGAATTACGTTTACGCAATTCAGGTTTCTAATGCTTCTACTGGCGATGTAAAGATTGCTGCTCATGGAGTTCTGACGATAAATCAGGCGATTGTAAGATAGTGATCTGGCCTTACAAGAAACCACTTCCTCCAATTACCTATGATTTTGGATGGAGGATTCACCCTATTTTGGGCTACAGAAAACATCACAACGGCACAGACTACGCTTCTGCAATTGGTCGCAAACTATTCGCTGTGGCTGATGGGAAGGTCACTTATGCCGGCCCTAGCACACTAAAATTCAAGAACGGCGAGCCAGCTGGCGGTGGATACATTGTCAGGATTCAATTCAAGGATCAGGGCAAGTTCTACACAGCAACTTACATGCACCTGAAGAAGGGCTCTCTAGCCGTAGTAAAGGGCCAGAAAGTTAGCCAGGGAGACCTAATTGCAGAGTCTGGGAACACCGGAGAATCTACCGGCCCTCACTTACACTTCGAGATTCAGTCAGGTAGGTTCTATGTATGGAACGCGAACGGCAAAGGTTATCTAGATCCAGTTCCATTTATCAAAGCAAGATTGGACAAATAATGAAACCAGAAACTTGGGCGCATTTACGCAAGGCTCTATGGAGCTACCTTCGTGCTGCATTGGCAGCGGTCGGAGCATTGGTGTTAGCCGGCATCGAAGATCCTGGAACAATTACTTTCTCAGCCCTTATCGCTGGCATCCTTGGCCCACTGGTTAGATCACTAGATCCGAACGATGACGCATTTGGAATCGGAGCTTCAATTCAAGAAGCTTACGAAACAGCCAAAGAAGACGAGCCTAAGCCCTAATGTCAGACCCGGTCAATAGGATCGGGTTTATGACAATCACACACAAGATTGAAGCCTTAGGCTTTGGAAGGTATTTGGGAACCTTTGATCCCAACTCCGAAGAATGGCACGCAGCTCGAGAGGGCATTGGCGGTTCCGACATCGGCGCAGTAATGAATAAAAACCCTTGGAAGTCTGCTTATCGCCTTTGGGCTGAAAAGACCGGCCAGCTGTCTGATGAAGTAGAGCCATCCATGCCGATGAAACTTGGCACAGCTTTTGAGGCTCCTATTCGCGATTTATTCCGCGAGCAAAATGAGGGATGGCTAACCGTCCATGAAACCGGCACCTGGCAAAGTGTTGCTAACCCAATTCTAAAAGCCAACCCTGATGGCATTATTGAATGGGCTGATGGCAAGCTCGGAGTCCTCGAGATCAAGTTCACCCGGCAATACTGGGATGAGCTGCCTGAGCACTACAACCTTCAGGTTCAACATTACCTTCAAGTCCTAGGTCTAGAGCGAGGAATCGTCGTAGCGGTCGCAGGAGGCGAATGGAAGGAGTTTGAGGTCCTTTGGGATGATTCCCTTCAGAAGGACATGAAAGAGGTTGTAGAAGCCTTCTACGGCTTCATAACGTCAAACAAGCCTCCAGATTACGATGGCAGCGACTCAACTTACGAGGCTGTCAGGGAACTATGCGAAGGCTTGCAGGAGGGAGAGATTGAGCTGGGGTCTCTTTGGTCTAACCTAATCTCGACAAAGACTCAGGCTGAATACTGGGACAACGCGCTGAAGGCTCAGAAGTCAGCGATTCTGGCATTTATGAACGGAATCAAGTATGGTCTCTACCAGGGCGAAAAGGTAATTGCACTTCAAGCCCGAAACGCAAAACCCTTTATCACATTCAAATAGGAGAAAACACAGATGGCATTTGACCTCTCAAACTACGAAACCGTGGCCGATCGTATCCAAAAGTTTTGGAAAACATGGCCCCAGGGTCGCATCATTACCGAAATCAAACTAATCAACGAAACCGAAGTTGTGGTTCAAGCTTCGATTTACACAGACCGGGAAGACCCAAGACCGGCCTCAGTAGATTGGGCTCATGAAACTCGAGGTTCAAGCCACATCAACCGAGCAAGCTTTTTAGAGAACTGCGCGAGCTCGGCTATTGGTCGCGGACTTGCAACTCTAGGACTGAGCACTTCAAAGAATCGCCCATCAAGGGAAGAGATGATCAAGGCAACAAGAGAATCTCGCAACTACATCGAGGAAGCTTCTGAAGCAGCCGCCAATGGCGATCTAGAAACTCTAAGAACTATTTACAACACAGCTCTAAAGTCACAAGTTGATAACGATGTTCTCGAAGCTATCAAAGGCTTGGCT